TATGCTATTACGAAACAACTAAGCGTGGTGATAAGCATTTATCTTTTAAAACAAATATAAGATTAATACCTTGGCAAAAACCAGCGGTAACAAAAGTTCATTATACTAGAAGATTTATAAAAGAAATAAAACCCATCCAATCTCAAATGTGCGTTCACATTGAAACGAGTGAGGAGGATAATAGCCTAGTAGTAGGCGAAGGATATATAGCTACATGCTAACCACAAAGCAGGAAAAAATCTTAGCAGATTTTGCAACCGCAAATAAACATTGGCCTAAGGCGCAACTTGATGCAGCCTTATGGCAAGTCAAATGGAGCCTGCAGGCTTTACCACACCAACAAGAACCCGAGGGCGGGGAGTATGATACACTGCTGATGTTAGCAGGTCGAGGATCTGGTAAGACACACACCGCATCACATTGGATCGGTATCAGGGCTTGGAAGTATCCAGGCACCCGATGGTTAGTCACAGCGCCAACATCAAACGATATTAGGGCAACATGTTTTGAAGGCGACTCAGGATTGATGAACATCATCCCAGCCTCGCTGATAGAGACTTATAACAAATCATTATTTGAAATCACATTAACCAACGGTTCTATTATACAAGGCATACCGGGCTCAGAACCAGAACGGTATCGAGGTAAACAATTCCACGGCGCTTGGTTTGATGAGCTCTGTGCATTTGATTATATTGATGATGCATACGATGGTGTTCAGTTTACACTGCGATTAAAAGACCCACGCATTCCTCGTGTTCAGCAGATCATCACAACAACACCCAAACCAAAAGAATTAATTGTTGATTTGAATGAGGGTAAGGTTGGAGGTGATGTGTATGTCATCAACGCCAGTTCATACGACAACAAAGAAAACTTATCAGCTACGTTCTTCAAACAGTTAGAGTCATACGATGGAACTGACTTAGGGCGTCAAGAGATCTATGGTGAAATTTTAGATCCAGAAGCGTCGGGTATTATCAAACGTAAACAATTCCGTTTATGGTCAGCAAAGAAACCTACACCAAACCTTGAATACGTGATTGCCTCATACGACCCTGCAACCAGTGAGAAGACACACAATGACCCAACAGCATGTACAGTCTGGGGCGTATTTGATCAAGAGGACGCGGGCACATCAATCATATTGCTGGACTCTTGGGATGCACATCTATCCTACCCAGAGTTGCGACGTAAGGTGATTGATGACTTTAAAGAGGTAGTCTACGGATCTGACAACGAGTTCGGTAAGGGACGAAAAGTAGATCTCATACTGATGGAGGATAAGTCAGCTGGTATATCATTGATCCAAGAACTCCAAGGTGCCAATGTCCCAGTCAGGGGTTACAACCCAGGCCGAGCAGATAAAGTTCAGCGTCTTAATATTGTAGCACCTATTGTTGCTAAAGGCAAGGTATTTATACCAGAAGATATTAATATAAAAGGCGAGTATGCAGAGTGGGCTAAACGCTTCATACGACAGGTATGTTCGTTCCCAGAAGCGGGCGGTCATGATGACTACGTTGATTCACTTTCACAAGCACTACGAGTTCTCAGAGACTCGGGATGGATTCAATTAGATCCGTTACCATCAAGGGATTATTCATACGCAGATGACTCTTCTAAGAAATATGCAAACCCATACGCTCAATAGGGCGGAATCTTTTCGGATTATGTATTAGTGTGCTTAGATATGAATCTTTTAGGTACCTATAATTAATATGGCAAAACAACCGCAAATCGCAATCCAAAAAGGTGGAAACTTGCCTACGTTAGATGATCGTGAAGACGATATCAAACAATCTGTAGAACAGGATGATGAGACTCATGAAATTGCAGATGATCTTGGTATTGATGATGCCGATGCAGAACAAGAAGTTATTGAACTAGATGATGGCTCAGTAGTTGTAAACTTCAAGCCAACTAAAGGACCACAAACAGATCCAGACTTCTATGAGAACTTAGCAGAAGTCTTTGACGATGGAACGCTAGACTCACTAGCAAATGAATATTTAGATTATATTGATGTCGATAGAGAATCAAGAAAACAACGCGACAAGCAATATGAAGAGGGTTTGCGCCGTACAGGTTTGGGCAAAGATGCTCCAGGCGGTGCAACATTCGACGGCGCATCCAAAGTTGTACATCCAGTTATGGCAGAAGCTTGCGTGGATTTCGCTGCATCATCAGCCAAAGAGTTATTACCCCCAGATGGTATTGTTAAGTCAAACATCAAGGGTGATGCAAATACAATTAAAGAAGCTACTGCAGAACGTAAAGTAAACTTTTTAAATTGGCAATTATCAGAACAGATACCTGAGTATCGTGATGAGATGGAGCAGTTGCTAACACAACTACCATTGGGTGGATCACAGTTCCTTAAATGGCGTTTTGATCCAGAACAAAAACGTCCAACATGTGAATGGGTACCGATTGACAACATCTTGTTACCTTACGCGTCAACAAACTTTTATACTGCGTCTCGTAGTACAGAAGTACAAGACATTACAGAAGACATCTATCTACAACGTATTGAGCAGGGTATATACCGCGATACGGATGCTTCATATACATCTGACGCTCCTTTAAACGACCAAACACAATCAGAAAAAGCTAACAATAAGATTGAGGGCAAAGATATGCCTTCTAAAAATATTGATGGTCTTCGTCGTGTTTATGAGATTACTTGTTTTATTCGTTTAGACGATGATGATGTTTCAGAAGGCAAACGCGCTCCATACATTTTAACAATTGACGAGTCAAGCAGCAAGGTTCTTGGCCTTTACCGTAACTGGGAAGCTAACGATGAAAAACTTCAAAAATTGGATTGGTTCGTTGAGTTTAAGTTTATTCCTTGGCGTGGGGCTTATGCTATTGGCTTACCTCATCTCATTGGCGGTCTTTCTGCCGCTCTTACTGGTGCATTACGTGCTTTGTTGGATTCAGCACATATTAATAATAGCCAAACATTACTTAAATTAAAAGGTGGTCGTATTGGTGGACAGTCGGATCGTATTGAACCGACACAGGTAGTAGAGATTGAGGGAGCTCCAGGTGTAGATGATGTACGTAAATTGGCTATGCCAATGCCATTTAGTCCACCATCAAGTACATTGTTAAACCTATTAACATGGTTGACAGATGCAGCTAAGGGAGTAGTAACAACAGCAGAAGAGAAGATTGGCGAAGCTAATAACAATATGCCAGTTGGTACTGCACAAGCACTAATTGAGCAAGGTGCCAAGGTATTCTCTAGTATTCATGCACGATTACATCGTAGTCAAGCTAAGTCATTAGCAATCATCTCACGTATCAATCATTGGTACTTAAATGAGATGGATAATGAATCAGGCGAAGAAATTGAAGTTAGAGACTTTGCTAACAACAATGATGTCCGCCCAGTTTCAGACCCTAACATATTTTCAGAAACACAACGCCTAGCTCAAAACCAAGCAATTTTACAGCTTGCTAGGGAAGCCCCACCAAACATGTTTGACCTACGGGCAACTTATCGTAGGGTTTTACAACAACTCAAGGTTCCAGCAATTGATGAGATATTACCAAACCCACAAGGTGCAAGTGAATCTAATCCAGCATTAGAGAACGTATCCATGACAATGGGTCGTCCGGCCGCAGCATACCCAGACCAAGATCATCTAGCACATATTCAAGTACACTTGGAATACACAAATAATCCAGCGTATGGTGGTAGTCCAGTAATTGGGCCAACATTAACACCACCTATGTTAGATCATTTGAAACAACATTTAACGCTACATTACTTGCAATCAATGCGTTCATATGTATCTCATGCAGCCGGTGGTAAAGATGTATTTAAACTGCATGAAGAAAGTCCAATGGACGCTGAATCTCAGCAAGCATTGGCCCTAGCAGCTCAGATGGTTGATCAAGATGCCACTCAGATCCTAGGTCAGTATTTACCAAAAATTAATGAGCTTGCACAAAAAATGCAACAGATGCAACAAGGTCAACAACAAGCTGCTGCAGATGCAGATCCAACGGCTCAAGTTATCCTTAAAACACAAACGGCTGAGACTCAACGTAAAGCTCAAGAAGCTCAGGCTAAAATGCAACTTGAAACAGCATCACAACAGCAAGAGTATCAAATTAAAATTGCTGAATTGCAACAAAAAATGCAAGAACTTGAAGCTAAATATAAAACACAATCAACTATTGATTCACAACGTAACGCCACAAACATTGCAATGGCAGATATCAATAACTCTTCTCGTGAACGTATTGCAGAAATTTCAGCTCAAGCTCAATTATCACAAAGTCAGCTACAAATGCAACACGAGCAAGACACTACAGCGTTCATGACGTCACAAGAAGCAGCTAGTGATATCAGACAGCATGGTATTGATATACAACAACAAGCATTTACGCAACAAGCTGAAGCAGCACAACAGCAAGCACAACAGCAAGCACAACAGGCACATCAAGCTGATCAACAAAATCAGCAAATAGCAGCTCAAACACAACAGCAACAAATGGATCAAGCACATCAACAACAAATGCAAGCTAATCAACCACAACCAGCACCACAATCCGGAGAATAAACATGGTAGTAGATAAGAACGTAGGTTACAAGAAAGCATATAAAATGACAGGTACCCCAGGCTACGCTGGTGACACTGCAACAACAGAAATCGAAAAAGGTAAATCCGGATCCCACCGTGATGAAAACTGGAAAGTTGGCGCCGCACAAGTTAAATTAACTAAAGGTTCTAAGGTAGGTCCAGACAAAAATCTAAACGAAATCGGTGGCGGAAATTTTTATTGAAGCGAAGTAATCCGCAAACTGGAAAAAGCTTTAAAAGAGGCGAATATCGGGATGATGGATTTAGGTTTCATCATTACAGATATGATAGACCTTTAAAAGATGGACTATACACAGAATCTTGGTATAGTCCGGAAGCATTTGATAAACAAAATATTGGGATGGCTAAATGCCGAGAATCCAATAGAGAAAAAGCTCGACAAACAACAAGACTTTGGCAAATAAACAATGCCAATAAGGTCAATGATTATTTTAATCAACGAAGAGCTGACAAATTAAATAGAACTCCATCCTGGTTATCTGAAGACCAACGAAATGAAATTCAAGAATTTTATGAAATGGCTAAAGCATTAGAAAATATTTTCCCTTGGAAGCAACATGTAGATCATATTGTTCCATTAAAAGGTAAAAACGTATCGGGATTAAATGTTCCTTGGAATCTTCAAATATTATCAGCGCATGAAAATATTACAAAAAGTAATAAATATTAGGGCAGATATAACTATTGCTGTGTATTAGTAATAATATACAGCAATAGAAAGAATATCGCATGGTTGATTTAATAGGCGAAATCCTGAAGAGGATTAAGGCCGCAGAATTTAATACTAAAGAAGCGTTAGCTTCTGGTACACACATCCAAACTTTTGAACAATATCAGAGGTTATTGGGTACTTGTGAAGGATTATCACAATCTCTCACATTAATCGAAGGCATCCTATCAGAGGATGATGAAGACCAAAACAACTAAGTACCGTATGGTACAAGGAGAATGGCCGTATGGCTATAGTAGCAGATTATAATAGCAATGCAGAGGCGGATTTAAGGTCCGAAGCTGAATGTTTTCCCACAATCGATCCGGGTGTAGAAATTTCTGGAGACCGTGTACTTGTACAATTACGTCGTCAGAAGACAAAAAGCCGGGGTGGTATCTTTTTAGTGGAGGAAACAACCCAAACTTTGAAATTTAACGAAACTGTAGCAAAAGTAGTCCAAATTGGACCTTTGGCATACAAGAGTCCAGATACTTTAGAGCCTTGGCCTGAAGGTAACTGGTGTGAAGTGGGTGATTTAGTGAGAACTATCAAGTATGGTGGTGATCGCTACGTAGTAGATGCAGAAGACGGTGAAGGTGCAGTGATATTTATTACATTGCAAGCCCGTGAAATCATCTCTAAGATTAAATCATTTGAATTCGCTCAAAAAATGAAAAGTTTTGTAGATTAACTTTGTATAAAGGATAGAAAATGGCAGAAGAAAAGAAAAATATTCCTATTAAGGAACATGAGGATGGAAGCGTACAAGCAAAGCTTAGCGCTTCAGACGTCGAAGAGTATGATGGGTTCGGAGTCGACGAAAAAGAAGAGAATCCCGAAGAATTAGAAGGTGATGAAGAAGGTGAAGAAGAAAGTTCTGAAGAATCTAGCAACGAAGATGGTGATCGAGAACAAATCCGTGAAGCCCGTCGTGAAGAGCGCAGATTAAAGAAAGAATTAGCAAAACAGCGTGAGGCATCATCCAAACATAAGATTAGTGCACTAGAAAAACGTAACGAAGACCTAGCAAAACGCCTAATTCAACTAGAAAACGGCGCTGCATCGCTTCGTTTTGCACAGATAGACAAAGCCGTGGAAGATGAAGCCACCAGAGTCGAATATGCAAAGATGAAGATGTTACAGGCCGCCCAAGCAAATGATGCTGCAGGTCAAATTGAGTATTTAGATCAATTAACAGATGCAAAACAAAGATTACTGCAAGTACAGCATTATAAAAAGAAACAGTTAGAAGAAGCTAATCGTCCTACCCAAAATGTTCCAACACCTATGGCTGCTGAGGTTCAACAACAAGCAACCCACTGGTTAAAGAAGAATTCTTGGTATGACCCAGAAGCTCGTGATACAGATAGTAGAATTGCCAAAGTAATTGATCAAGAGTTAGCATCAGATGGTTGGGATCCAGCGGATTCTGAGTACTGGGATGAGCTTGATAATCGTTTAGCTGCAAGATTACCACATCGTTATACAGCAGGCAGCAAGAATGCCAAAAGGTCCTCAGGACCTACAGCATCGAGCCGTGTAGCGAATACATCAACAGGTCGACCTAATACCATCACATTAAGCCGTGATCGTGTTAATGCGATTAAGGATGCTGGTGCTTGGGACGACACAGATAAACGAAATAAAATGATCCGCGCATACGCATCGTATGACCGCGCTAATAAAGGATAAATATAATGGCTAACAATCGAATCACTCGCGACTTAGATGATCGCATTTCTGATAGAGTACAAGAAGTAAAGGACAGGTCTACATTGGCCAGTTCAGATGATATCGCACATCGCGAACGCCTAGATGCGTTCAGAGATAAATGGCAAAATAGTGCGTTGCCTGATATTCCGGGAAGTGCAATCCCAGGAATGCACTTGTGTTGGTTGAGTACCACCAATACATATGACAGTATCGACAAACGTATGGCATTGGGTTATGAACCAGTTAAAGCTAGTGACTTAGGTAAAGGCTTTGAAGGACTAGGTAAAATGAGCTCGGGCAAGTTTGAAGGCTGTATTACTTGTAATGAAATGATTCTCTTCAAGTTACCTGAAGATGTCTATCAAGAAGTTATGCATTTGTTGCACCTTGAGGATCCCCTCGAGCACCAACGAAATATCACGGCTAATGTTCGTGACACCGCTGATGGTAAAAAGGGCGGGCGTAGTATTTTGGAAGGCGGACTTTTGGAAATGGAAAGAGATGCTTCAAAAGCAAGTAAAAACATTCGTTTTCAATAACTAACTTTAAACACAAAGGAATAGACATATGTCTACAGTATTTCAACCCTTTGGTCTGAAACCTGCCTACCACCCAAGTGGACTTGATCGTGCAGTACCTTTTGTCGGTACTAACTCATATTCAAACGGCGTTTCATACAGTGCTAACTACTCTTTGTCTTCTGGTCAATCTTTTTTCCAGTACACTCCAGTAGCTATCACTACAACAGGCCAACTTACACTCGCAAACCAAGCCGCAGCATCTGGTAAAGTTTACGGTTCTTTTGACGGTGTAGAGTACACTAACTCAGATGGTCGTCGCGCAGTTGCGAAGTCAATCTCTTTAGTTGCTTTAGCCGCCTCAACTCAAGTTATTTTCTGGATTTTTGCAGACCCTGCATTAGTTTATGAAATTCAAGTAAACGGTTCTGCTACTACTAGCGCCGTAGGTACTGAATACAACTTTGATACTACTGCAGGTTCTACTGTTTCTGATGGTTATACTATCGGTATCGGCGGATCAGGCTTCTCTACTACTGCGTTGCTTGCAACAGCAGTTGGTACTGGCGTTCAAGGTCAAGTTCGTGTTGTTGGATTAGGCCGCGAAGCAGCTTACCCAGCAGGAAACACAAACGCTTGGGGCGATGCATTTACTATCGTTCAAGTTCAGATCTCTAACAATGCATTTGCCGCTCCGTCGGTCTCTGTATAATTAACGAAAGGAAATAGCAATGGCAACCCCAATGCGTAGTACGGACTTTCGTGCGGTAGTCGAACCGATTATCAACGAGGTCTTTGATGGTGTATATGAGCAACGTGACGATGAGTGGAAAGGTTTTGTTGAACAAACAACCGGTATTCCACGTAACTATCACGAAGAAGTAATGTTATTTGGTATGAACGCAGCTCCTGCAATGCCTGACGGCACTCCAGTTAGCTATGACCAAGGTGGTACGTTATATGTCACACGTTTTATCTATCAAATTTATGGCTTAGCTTACGCTATGACTAAAGTTTTGATGGAAGACGGCGATCATATCCGTATCGGCAGTACTTTTGCAAAACACTTAGCTCAATCTATGATTGAAACAAAAGAAACTTTATGTGCTAACTTATTGAACTTTGCCTTTACAAGTGGCTACACTGGCGGTGATGGCGTTACGCTAGTCAACTCAGCTCACCCAATTGCAAACGGTGGCACTTTCAGTAATCAATTAAGCACTGCAGCTTCATTGTCACAAACATCAGTTGAACAATTATTGATTCAAATCCGCTCTGCCGTAGACAATAACGGTAAACGTATTCGTCTTAAAGCTGAACAGTTAGTAGTTCCGCCAGCACTAGAATTCCAAGCTGAAGTTATCTTGAAATCTGTGTTGCGTTCAGGTACTGCTGACAATGATTTGAACCCTATCAAATCAACAGGTATGTTACCAAAAGGCGCTCATGTAGTTACTCGTTTGAGCTCTTCTAAAGCTTGGTGGATCCAAACAGATGCAGAAAATGGCTTAATGCTAGTTATGCGTCGTCCGATGGAAAAATCTGTCGAGGGAGACTTCGAAACTGACTCTATGCGCTACAAGGCAACTGAGCGTTATAGTACTGGTTGGCACGATGCCCGTAATATTTACGGTACATCAGGTCTTTAGTATCCTGTAAGAAATAAAAAAGCTACCCTTAAAAAAGGTAGCTTTTTTACATTTAGGCGAGTATAATATTATATATGGCTAAAGATATAGAAAATCAAAAAAGATTAGCAAAAGAATGGTATGAGAAAAATAAAGATCGCGCTAAAGAAAATGCTCGTCAGTGGGCTTTAAATAACCCAGATAAAAGAAAGGAAATTATAAGAAAATGGCGAGAAGAAAATATAGAACAATACAAGGCTACTAATAGAAATTGGACTTCAAAAAATCAAGATAGGAAAACAGCAATAGAAGGTAAACGTAGATCTTCTAAGTTATTAAGAACACCAAAATGGCTCACAGCCGATGATATAGAGCATATGCGGGCTTTATATTCTTTGGCAGCAATGTTTCAAAGAGAATCAGGTATTATGTATCATGTGGATCATATTATTCCCCTCCAAGGTAAGTTTGTATCTGGACTTCATGTGCCAGATAACCTTCGTGTCATCCCCGCAGTAGACAATCTAAAAAAGTCAAATAAACATATTTTATAGGGCGATAATTCCTACTTATATGTATTAGTATATTTAGGAAGAATCATCTCATTCTGCTGGCCGTACTTCCCGGTTTAACGACTTAGAGACAGTTTGGGATAACCACTAAGATAAGGAAATATCATGTCATCAACATTTACCACACCAATTCGCGTATTCAAACGCAACAACCCAACAAACAACGGTGTTATCGCTCCAGACAACACAGGCGCAGCTCAAGTATCTCAACAAGTATCATTTTCTGGTGTAGCTGCCGCTGGAGCAATTACAACATATGGTATTGGTTCTCAATCTACTACTACAGATTCTATAGTAATCCCCGCAGGATCTTTAGTTCAAAATGTTCAATTATTTGAAACTACTGCCCCTTCAGCATTTACTGGATTAGTAATCACAGTAGCAATCGCAGGAACTACAGTAGGGGCTATTACTCCATTAACTACAGGCGGCCTAATCCAATTTGTTCCTGCAGCAACAACCGCAGCCGCAGCACTATTAGCAAACGTTGGTGTAAATGATGTAGCAGTAACGTTCACAGTAGGAACTACTTCAGGAGTAACAGGAACATTAGCTGGAGTATTTTCAATAGACTACACAGCGCGTAACGTAGATGGTTCTATCATTGCTTACGGTTCTGGATACACAAACTCATAATTAATTAGTGGCGGAGCAATCCGCCTCTCTTAACATAAAGGATAATTAATTATGGTAACAAATTTACAACAAACGTCACCCCCACATTCTGTCACTGTCCAAGGTGCTTACGAGCCATTTGATCTTCAAGTTGCACGTAATCAAATCATGGGACATCAAACAATCAATGTGTTTGGGTACCAAGCAGCCATATCAACAACAGCTATTCCGGTGTGGGAAAATACCGCGGCTTATGTATACCCAACATCGGCATCTACCTTAACTTTAGTAAGTACCTCAGCCTCAGATAATACATCTGCTTCTGTATTAATTGGTGGTTTAGATGCTAACTTTAACCCCATATCAGAAATATTATTTTTAAATGGTGTAACTGGTGTAACAACAGTTAATAGCTATTTACGTATTAATAGTATGGTTCTTGTATCACCAGGATCAAGTCAAAATACTAACGTCGGAGTAATTACACTTAAACAAACATCCAACACGCTATCTCAAATTAATGCGGGTATCGGTAAGTCACAAAGTACTATTTACACAGTACCTAACGGATACACATTATTTTTAGATCAAGTAGAAGTTAATTCATCAAATAGTTACACAAGTGCTACGATTTTAACATACAAAGTTCAAACAATTAATAATACAAATGGTGTTAAATTAGTTGTATTGCAACAACCATTTGTGGCTATTTATACTATTACTAGACCAACGGATCCGTTTGTATATGCAAGTAAAACAGATATTCAATGGTTATTAAATACTAGCACAGGAACTGTTGCCGCTGGAGTTATCGTAGTTGGTAAGTTAATTAAGAATGATGGCCAAACTGCTTAATGCCGGTTTATCTTGACACGCTGGGTAATTCTGTCCTATCTGTAGCGATCTGTGATCGTTGCAGTAGGAAGTTCCCGTATGTTGATTTAATGCCAGACCCGAACTTTCCGGGCATGCGAGTATGTAAAGATGATTTAGATGATTTTGATCCTTGGAGACTTCCAGCGATCCAGACAGAGAACATTGCACTAAGATTTCCAAGGCCAGATGTTTCTGTAGCTGTGGACACAGCACAGGTACAGACACAAGATTATAATGCTATGTTTATTGAGGGAACTCCTCCATATTCAGGAGCACAGGGTAATTTAACTATAGGTCCAGTAGCGGAGTTTGGTAATACTTATACGCCCCCTGTACCACCGCCTGCGCCAGTTGAAGGATTACCCCCTACAGTATTAGGGGTTAATCCTAATGTGGCAACACATAATGGCGGTACGATTGTAACAGTACAAGGGTTGAACTTTACGTATGCCATGGGAGTTTCTTTTGGAGGAGCTTCTGTGACAACCATGATTGTACTAGATGATAGAAATATTGTAGTAACAACCCCTGCTCATGCAATTGGCGCGGTTGATGTAGTAGTGACAAATCCTTATGGGTTAGGCACTGGATCTAAAGCTTTTAACTACCTATAAAGATAACTCATGGATCAACCCATATCACAACTACCCATAGCCACAACCATCACAGGTGAAGAGCTTACAGTAGTTGTACAACGAGGAGTAACCAAGCAGACACAAGTAAGCCAAGTGGCTAATGCTATCTCTCCGGGTAAGCTGATTACGAGTGTTACTTTTGATAGTAATAGCAATTTAATATTCCACTATAGTGATGGTACAACATCATCAGTGGGACCAATTCCGGGATATGTAAGTGCAACAATTAACGGGTCTGGTCACTTAATACTGACCAACTCACTAGGATATACGACAGACGCGGGTAACGTAGTAGGGCCAACAGGCTCTCAGGGACCAACGGGTGCGACAGGTGCAACAGGTGCGACAGGCCCAGCAGGAACTCCAGGAACTCCGGGAGCCGCGGCTACAGTAGATGTAGGTGTTACAAACACAGGCGCACCGGGAAGTTATGCCTCTGTAAATAACTCAGGCACAACAAGTGATGCAGTATTTAACTTCACTATTCCTGCAGGCGCTACAGGCGCACAAGGTCCAACGGGTACTACAGGGGCAACAGGACCCGGAGTACCTGTAGGCGGGAATACTAATCAAGTACTAGCTAAAATAAATAGTGCTGATTTTAATACACAGTGGGTTTACTTACCGGGCACTGGAACAGTAACAAGTGTAGATGGTTCCGGAGGGACTACAGGGCTATCTCTATCAGGCGGCCCAATTACGGTTGCTGGTACACTTACCCTTGGTGGCACACTAAACGTCGCTTCAGGGGGCTCTGGTGCAGTCAGTTTAACAGGGTATTTGATTGGAAATGGTACCGGACCCTTCACAGCGTCAACTACCATACCAAACACAGCAATCACTGGGTTGGGCACTATGTCCACTCAAAATGCTAACGCGGTCGCAATTACAGGTGGTACTATTCAAGGGGTAGCGCTTACCCTCGATAGCTTGAACAATACACCAGTGGGTAATGTTACATCATCCACGGGAGCATTTACCTCATTAACAGCTACTGATGGTGTTATATTAGCATCATACACTGGTTACGTGTATGCCAATGGTAATGGTGTAATAACAGTAAGCCCAACAGTTCCGACAACAAACTTGTCAGGGACAGTATCAAACGCACAGTTAGCAAACAGCTCTTTAACAATCAATGGTAATTTGGTAAGCCTCGGTGGGACAACCACCGTGACGGCAATCAACCCTTTTGCACTAACAATAGGCACCGGACTATCAGGTACAAGCTACAATGGCTCTGCGGCAGTAACGGTAGCATTAAGTAACACAGCAGTTACAGCAGCATCTTACGGCTCTGCCAGTGCAGTACCTACATTTACAGTCAATGCTCAAGGGCAATTAACCTTAGCAACTAACGCAACTATCAGCATTCCATCGAGTGCTATTAATACAGCCATTCCTAATAGCGGACTGGCAAATAGTGCAATCACTATCAATGGATCGGCAATTAGTTTAGGTGGATCAGTTTCAGTAGGTACAGTGACATCACTAACCTCGACCACACTATCAATCGCTGGTACAAGTGCAGTACCTACAGTCGACCTTACCAGTGGAATTGTGACTGCAGGAACTACCGGGTCAGCAACATTAATTCCGGTAGTTACGGTTGATACATACGGTAGGGTGACAGCGGTTACAACAGCGGCTAATCCACAGGGTACTGTAACAAGCGTCTCTGGTACAGGTACAGTCAATGGTATTACATTAACAGGAACTGTAACATCCACAGGAAGTCTCACATTAGGTGGTACTTTAGGGTCTATAGCAAATAGTCAATTGACTAACAGTACCATCTCTGGCATCTCGTTAGGTAGTAACTTAGTAGCATTAACCATTGGTACAGGCCTATCAGGCACGAGCTACAATGGTGGAACAGCAACAACAGTAGCCATTGCAAATAGTGGTGTAACAACAGGCACTTACGGGTCAGCGAGCGTTATTCCAGTAATTACTGTCAACGCTCAAGGGCAGATTACCAATGTCACAACACAGGCTACCAACGCTCCGTCCTATCAAGGTACATGGAATGCATCTACAAATACCCCAACACTAACAAGTAGTGTAGGTACTGCAGGATTTTACTATGTGGTATCCGTAGCGGGAAACACAACACTTAATGGCTTCAGTGGTTGGAATGTAGGCGACTGGGCAATATTTAATAATAGTGTGTGGCAAAAGATTCCGGGATCATCATCAGAGTCATTTACTAACCTAACTACTACTAACTTAGCAGTTACAGGACTAACAGGATATACATACGCAAACGGGGCAAGTAATTTAACTGCCTCGACTACGATACCAACTACAGCATTAAGTGGTACAGTAACAAACGCACAGTTAGCGAATAGTACAATATCAGGCGTCTCATTAGGTAGTAACTTAGCTACATTGACCATTGGTACAGGACTCTCAGGAACAAGCTACAGTGGTGGCACAGCGGCGACTGTTGCAATTAGTAACACAGCGGTTACAGCGGGTGCATATACTAATGCAAATATTACAGTAAATGCCCAAGGGCAGATTACTTTAGCGGCAAATGGTACTCCCGGAGGTGTAACGTCATTTAGCGCGGGCACAACAGGATTTACCCCGAGTACAGCAAGTACAGGCGCTATTGTATTAGCAGGAACATTGAATGTAGCCAATGGAGGTACTGGAGTAACAACAAGTACAGGTAGTGGTAGTGTAGTATTAAGCACAAGCCCAACCTTAGTGACACCACTACTAGGCACACCCACCAGTGGGAACTTTAGTACAGGTACATTTACATGGCCTACATTTAACCAGAATACCACAGGTACTGCGTCTAATGTAACAGGCATAGTAGCATTAGCCAACGGTGGTACAGGAACAGCAACACCATCATTAGTGGCAGGAACAAACATTACCATCACGGGTACGTTTCCAAATCAAACGATCAATGGATCTGCTAGTGGTGTAACAACATTTAGTGGTGGTACTACAGGATTAACTCCGGCAACAGCAACATCTGGAGCAGTAACTTTGGCAGGTACATTGGCGGTAGCCAATGGAGGTACTGGAGTAACAACACTAACAGGACTTGCTTACGGTAATGGCACAAGTGCATTTACTGCGGCAACGGCAGCCCAAGTGGTTTCAGTAATTAGTACGACAGCGGTGACAAATGCTACTAACATGGCAAATACAGGGGCTGTAACAACAGCGGCACCATATTATATTAATTTCCTTGCGGCTAATACCACAACAAGTCAAGGATCTAATACAGCAACAAACTTGAGCTACAACCCATCAACTAGCATCCTTACAGTAGGTACTGGTGTAACTGGCGGAATAGCTGGTGGAACTTTTTAATTAAGGAAATATTATGGCAGCAACCGGGTTTACCCCACTATCGCTGTATTACAGTGTAACAACCACCAACGCACCCACATCAGGGAACTTGGTCAATGGTGAACTAGCGATTAACATTACAGACGGAAAGTTGTTCTACAAGGACAACTCGGGCGTCGTTCAAATTGTCGCAACCAAGAACGTGGCGGCCGGGATCTTCATTGGTACTGGGGCAGTCACGTTGCCTGCCGGAACCACGGCTCAACAGCCAACTGGTGTTCAGGGCATGTTGCGCTTCAATACGACCACCACCCAATTTGAGGGATACAATGGTACAGCTTGGGCTTCTGTAGGGGGTGCGGCGATCAGTAACGACACGGCGACTGCCACTGCAGTCTACCCACTCTTTGCTAATGCCACCTCCGGAACTGCGCTGACTGTCTATACATCAAACGCTAAGTACCTATATACTCCAAGTACAGGACTATTAGCCGCTCCTATTATTCAAGCATCAAATGGTTTAATACTGAACAGCAAGACAATCGGTACAAGTTACACTATTCCAACGGCTGATAATGCTATGTCAGTTGGACCAATCACTATATCAAGTGGCGTTACAATAACTGTTCCATCGGGTAGCCGTTGGTTGGTTCTTTAAGGAAAATATATGGCAACGATTATATCAAGCAAGACAACGGGCGGTGGCGGTGCTAGTATCACAGGTGATTCATCAGGCATCCTACAACTAGCCTCAGCAGATGGCACAACTGCGGTCACTATAGATGCTAGTCAGAATGTGGGGATTAATACTACAACCATGCCAGCTAAATTAAATGTTGCTGGTGGAAATATTTACAACATTACTTCTTCAACGGGAGCAACGGGATTCTATACCTATAACGGAACTGCTGTTGGTACTGCAATTTCTTGTGATTTTATCGGTCCATATTCTTATTTTGATTTTAGGGGTACTTTAAGTTTAAGAGATACAAATTCTTCTTACGCAACTAGATTATCTATTGACGCTAGTGGTAATGTGTTTGTTTCAGCTAATGCAAGTGCTAATGCTGGTTGTCAATTTAATCCAACAGGATATATGAGTGTTGGCAATAGTGCTGGTACAACTGGTTGGGGATTTGCAGGTTTTTATAGAAGTGGTGTTTTAATTGGAAGTATTGCACAAAATGGTACAACAGCAGTTCTTTACAACACAACTTCTGATTATCGTTTAAAAAATGATGTAGCACCTATTAAAAACGCACTTACAACTATTGAAGCATTAAATCCTGTTAGCTTTATTTGGATTGATGATAGACCTGATGCTGGTTTTTTAGCACATGAACTTCAAGCAGTATTGCCTAATTGCGTTACTGGCGAAAAAGATGCCGTTAATGAAGATGGTACACCTAAATATCAACAAATGGATAACTCAGGTGTAGTACCTTTTTTAGTAAAAGCCATTCAAGAACTCAAAGCTATCATAGACCTACAAGCAACACGCATATCAGCATTGGAGAGTAAAATTGTCTAGCATAGTCGTAGCTGGAGATACCAGCGGAAGTGTCACATTAAGTGCGCCAGCAGTAGCAGGGAGTACAGTATTAACCTTGCCAACCGCAACGGGGACGGTAACCACCAACACATCATTAGCAGCAGCAGATGCCAACATAAATGGAGTAACAGTAGGGTTGGGTGGTGGTAGTGTTGCTGGTAATACAACAGTAGGAAATAGCGCATTATCTACAAATACTGCTGGTACTTATAATGTAGCTGTAGGGTATGCTTCTCTTAATCAAAATACAGCTTCTAATAATACGGCTGTAGGAACTTCAGCACTTCAAGCTAATACAACAGGTACAGCTAATAATGCTTTTGGTTATCAAGCTTTAAAGGCTAATACCACAGGTTATTTAAACACCGCAGTAGGGTATCAGGCTGGGTATGCAAATACAGTTGGAACAAGAAACGGATATTTTGGATTTTCGGCAGGTTTAAATCAAACTGCATCAAATAATACAGCAGTAGGGGCTTATGCTTTATTTTGCCCAACAACAGGTTCTGGTGCTAGTAATTCGGCATTTGGTGATAGTGCTTTGTATACCAATACAAGTGGTGCATATAATACAGCAATAGGACAAGCAGCATTATCGGGAAGTACTACTGGAAGTAATAATACTGCTTTAGGGTATAACGCTGGTAATAATCTTATAACTGGTGGTAATGGCGTTTATATTGGTTATGGGGTTCAAGCTGCTACTAATGCTACATCAAGTGAAATAGTTATATCAGGCAATGGAGTAACAGGTAAAGGAGCAGGAACAGGGTTTATATCGCCTAATGGCGGTGGAGTATATCAAGGTAATAACTCTGCTGCTTGGTCTATTACTTCTGACCAACGCCTTAAAAAGAATATAGTAAATAATAATAATGGTCTATCTTTAATCAATGCTATTCAAGTACGTAACTTTGAGTATCGTACAGCAGAAGAAGTAACAGAGTTACCAGAGCATTCAGTAATTGATATTAAAGGTATTCAACTTGGTGTAATCGCACAAGAACTCCAACTGGTCTTACCCGATTGCGTTAAAGAAGAAAGTACAGGTGTTCTTTCAGTTCAAACTGATAATCTAACTTGGTATCTTATCAATGCTGTAAAAGAACTCAAAGCCGAACTAGACGCACTTAAATTAAAAGTAGGAGCAATATAATGGCTATCACGTTAGATGGAACAAGTGGCATCACCTCACCTACCTATGGTGGCACAACAACAGCAGAATATAGTGTACCTGTAACAGGGTTCAAGAATCGCATTATCAATGGTGCTATGGTGATAGACCAGAGGAATGCAGGGGCTGCTCAAACATTACTTAATTCTGTCCCTGCTTATTGTATTGATAGATGGAAGGCTTCTAGTTATGGGGCAAACTCAACAGGGCAACAAATATCAGATGGCGTTGGAGGTTATAGGTATCAAATAACAGGTGCGGCTAGTGTAAGTGCGATAGGGTTTCAACAAAGAATTGAATCAAGTAATTCTTATGATTTAGCTGGAAATACAGTTACATTGTCCGTAGATTTATCTGATAGTTTATTAACTACAGTTTCTTGGGCAGCATATTATGCAACAGCAAAAGATAATTTTACCTCTGTTACTTCTATTGCTTCAGGGACTTTTACTGTTACAAGTTCTATCGCTAGATATTCTGCTTCAATATCTATACCTTCTGCTGCAATGACAGGCTTGATGATTGAGTTCAGTGTAGGCGCACAAACATCAGGAACTTTAGTTATTGGTAAAGCCCAACTAGAAAAAGGCTCTACTGCTACTAGCTTTGATGTTAGACCTTATGGTACTGAGTTGCAATTATGTCAAAGATATTTACCAGCAATACTTGCTAATAATAATCAATATTTAGGTGTTTCTGCAAATACAACTACAAGCTATATATTTATATCATTTCCTACAACAGCTAGAGTTCCACCAAGTGGAATTTCAATACCTGCATTAAGTAACTTTTCATTATTTAATTATGCTGCTGCAAGTGGCGCACCTACAGCTTTAACTTTTGATAGTGCAGGTTCGCAAAGTGCTATGTGTATAGTTACTACTACTGTAGCTACTCCTACTTTAGTGGCAGGACAAGCAGACTTTTTAAGAATATCAAATGCTAATGGTTATATTTTATTTAATGGGTGTGAGCTATGAGTAATTATAAACTTTATAAAACTTCAAGTGGCTCAGATGCTGTAGTTAAAACAAACGAAGATGGTTCTACGTCTAGTTTTATATTTGACGCAGCCAACATAGACTACCAAGCCTATCTCGTTTGGCTATCCGAAGGCAACACACCTGAATCAGCGGACATACCACTATGAAAAACCTAGAAGTATTCGGTAAGTGGTCAGACAAGCTACTCAATAGCTTCCCATTCTGCCTAGACGATATTTATATCAAGACAGTCGGTATTGCTTGGCTATTTACGGTAGACGGCAAGTGGTCATTTATCCCTAAGATAGTACCGACAAATTGGCAATATGCTAATGCCTGTATCTTTGTACGCATAGGCTTCCCCTTCGCTTTCTTCATGCAACTACGTGCTAGTCCTACACACTTATGGCAAGGTGGGATTGGTTGGAAGCAATCAGGCAGAATAGCAATTCATTTTAGGTTTCAGACAGATGCGAGTTCTACACTTGGCTATCATGCATGGCTACCTAATACTGACCATGCAAGTGGCTTTGAATACGGAAGACATTAAACTAGCTATTCTCCAGAATACTATGTATACTGGAGAATTCTAAACTAAATCGGAGCTTATAATCGTACTGAAAATTGGAGTAAAGTATAATGGAATTTTTTAAAGAATTAGAAGCTGAAATAGAAACACTTGTAGCTAAAGTGGAAACACCTATTATTGTTAAAGCAATAGAAGCACCTCACCCAAACCCAATCATCGCCTTAGCAATCGCTCAAGCCGCTGAACGTCTGGCAAATGAGACTAGATAATGGCCTCATTAGAGCAACTTAAAGAAGAGGTTGATAGCCTAAAAGAAGATCTTGTAGGCATCAAACAGGATACTTCAGAATTATTAGCTGCTTGGAAAGATGCTAAGGGAGCACTAAAAGCCCTTGCGTGGATTGGAGCTGCAGCTCGATGGTTTATGGCTATTGTAGGTGCAGGAACATTTATCTACTTTTTGATATCAGGTAAAAAATAATGTCTTTATTTTCAGATGTTATTTCCACCGCAGATGGTAAAGTCAGTCATTCTAAACTATGGTGTAATATAGCCTACTTGGCCGGCACCATTAAATTTATTATGATTCCAAACCCAACGGCTGATATCTGGATGGCATATTTAGGTATTGTGGGGAGTGCTGCAGTAGCCTCTAAATATATTTCTATGAAGTATAAGGAAACTCCTGTACAATAGTCGAATGATTATACAAAATGTACTCCCTAAAGAACTTGAAGAAGAAGT